TGCCACCTTCCTCGGTGATCATCAGTGCCAGCATCTCAGCGGCGATGCGCAAGGCGTTAGGGTTCTCCCACCGGAGAACCATGTCCATGATCACAGCTTCAGGCAGGCCGCTCAGCCGGTGCTCGTCGAGGAACCGGGCGACGGCTGCCTTGGCTGCCTTGCCGGTGACCGGGTTCGTGTGGCCAGCGTCGACAAGCTCCTTGGTCTTCACCACATAGTGTCGGGCCTTCTTCAGGTCCTCCACGCCGTTCTTGTCCTTCCAGCGCACGAGGTACTTCGTGGCGTTGCCCATGTGGTAGCCGATGCCGACAGTGTCAGCCATCAGGTCCCAATGCTGATAGGAGCCGCCCTTGTAATGGGCGCCTCCCACCTGCACGTCGTTCGCGTTCATGTTGCCTCCGTTGGTTAGCCGACAACCTTGATCAGGCCGGTGTCGGGGTCTTCGTTGCGGTCGTGGCTGATGCCGTAGCCGCAAGAGTAGTGGATCGCCTCGATGAGGCGGAGCGTGCGATAGCGGAGGGTTTCCAGGTTCTGCTTGCCTTCGGCGGCGACCAGGGCCTCGACTGCCTTGAAGTTGGTGCCAGCCGACATGAGCTCGAACGCCTTGGCACGCATGGAGCCAGCGGTCGGCGTCTTGCGCCAGCCCTTGGGCTCGTAGTTGAAATTCATGCCACGGCCCGAGCGCTTGCCTTCACGGTCGGCCTTGACTTTCTTAACCTTTGGCGCCCGCTTGGCAGCTTCGGCCTGGATGGATGCGAGACGAGCCTTGGCAGTCGGCAGGTCCTTGGCAAGGCCGAGGGGCTTCATGCCGAGGGTGGCGGCGATGGTGTTGTATTCGGCGGCGAGGGTCTGGCGAGTAGCGGTCATTTGAGTGCTCCTTTTCTGGGTCGTGGGCGTCATGCCCGTCCGATGAATAAGACTCTACACGAACCGGGAGCAGAAAGCAACAACTATTTTTCAGGCTGATCCATTTTCTTCAGCCTCTGCATCCACGAACGATCCTAGGGTGGCTTCCTGCATACCGTCCTTCACAAGGAGTGTAAACTCAGCCGCCCGCAACTTGCCCTGATTGCTTAGGGTGTGCACGCCTTGGTCCTTGTCGATGGCGACGAACGCATAGGCCACGATGTCCTCGTCGATGAACACATCCTTCGCTTCGGCCAAGAACTGGTCCTTGAGAACTTTGCGGGTGCGCTTGGCCAAGGTGTTCTTGTGCACGTGAAGCTCGATCACCTTCTTAGCCACGGCACCCTCCTGCGAAGCGGACGGCTGGACCATAGCCCAAGGAGTGGAAGGAGGCTAGGTTAACAACCCTAGCCTCACTGTGGCAATTATGTTTGCAACACTCAATCGCACTCACGGCGCCCGGTTGTGCCGTCGATACGGCATGACATGCCCTCGCCGACCTCGTCCGCCACCTTGGGCGGCTCCTTGGCGACCAGGATGCCCGCCCGCTTGCCATCCATGCGGAATGTGGTGCAGCCCTTGGCGCCGCCCTTGTAGGCATCCACATAGATCTGCTTGAAGGCTTCCCACTCCACGTCCCCGCCGACGTTGCAGGTCTTGCTGACGGCACTGTCCACGTTCTTGCTGGCAGCCGCCAAGACGGCGACGTGCTCGCTTGGGCTGACCTCGTTGGCCGTGCGCCCCTTGATGCCGAACACCCGGTAGCCGTAGTCGCTGACCTCTTCGACGCGCGGGCCTTCGAACGATTGGATGGTGCGGTTGTAGGTGTGACTGAAGACCGGCTCGATGCCGCTCGACACGTTGTCGGCACAGAGGCTGATGGTGCCGGTCGGGGCAATGCTGGTCAGGTGGCTGTTTCGGATGCCGTGCGCCTTGATGCCCTCGATGACCCGCTGGTCCAGGGTGCGGATGAACTTGGACTGGAGGTACTTCTCCCGGTCATACAACTTGAACGGACCCTTCTCCTTGGCGAGCTGGATGCTGGCAAGGTAGCACTCGCGGTTGAAGAAGGCGAGCACCTTGTCGGTCCAGGTGACGAAGGCTTCGGTGCCGTATGGCATACCGAGCGCCTCGCCCGCGTTGGCCAGACCCATGACGCCGAGTCCCATGCGCCGCTTGTCCTTGGCTTCCTTCTCCTGCTCATAGAGCGGGTACTTGGCGCGGTCCACGATGTTGTCCATGGCGCGGACGATGCTTGGCACGTCGTCCTGGAGAAGCTGCCAGTCGAAGTCCCACCGGGGCTCATCCACGGCCATGACGCCGGTCTTCTGCACGAGGTAGCGGGTCAGGTTGACGGAGCCCAATAGGCAGGCGCCATATGGCGGGAGGGGCTGCTCGCCGCACGGATTGGTCGCGGCAATGGTCTCGCAATAGTGCAGGTTGTTCATCTCGTTGATGCGGTCGATGAACAGAACGCCGGGTTCCGCCCAATCCCACGTCGAACGCATGATGATGTCCCACAAGGCAGCCGCGTCAACTTCTTTGTAGACTTGCCCTTGGAACGTGAGCTCGAACGGTTTCCCAGTTTCGAGTGACTCCATGAACTTGTCCGTGATAGCGATGGACAGGTTGAAGCCAGTGAGCTTCGTTTGGTTCTGCTTCGCGTGGATGAACTCTTCGATGTCCGGGTGATCGACGCGAAGAACACCCATTTGCGCCCCTCGACGGTGACCGGAGGAAGCCACACACCGGCAGACCGAGTCGAAGATTTCCATGAAGGACAAGGGGCCGGACGAGGACGATTGCAGCTTTCGGATGAGTGCGCCCTTTGGGCGTAGGGTCGAAAAGTCGTAACCGATGCCGCCACCTTGGCGCATCGTGGCAGCGGCCTCAGCCGCACGCGCCATGATCGAACCATGTCCGTCGACGAAACTGTCCTCGATGGTGCCCGACACGAAACAGTTGTAAGGCGTGACCGCCCGAGTGCTGCCCATAGCTGACTGGACACGACCACCGGGGCTGAAACGCATGTCGAGCAGGATAGAGCGGAAATCGCGGAAGTGAGCCTCGTCATCCTTGAGTGCATTGGCAATACGCCCCATCGCTTCTCTGAAACCTTCACCGGGTCCCCGGTACTTGTCGGCGTGCGTTTCCATAGAGATAGGCAAGGTGGGACCGGACATTGGCGTCTTCCTTATTGTGGGTGATGGCATGAGCCCTCCAATCTAGTACAGGGTGCAGCTACCGTGCAATGATGACACTGTTCGCGGCACGGGTGATAGCAGTGTAGAGCCACCGGCTGGCACTTTCACGGAAGGCCGTGCTTTCGTCCATGACGAGCAGGTTCTCCCATTGGCTGCCTTGGCTCTTGTGGCAGGTGAGCGCGTAGCCGTAGGTGAACTCTTGCGCTTCGCGCTTATCCCACCAGCTTAGATCTTTCTCGCGCCCTTCGAAGTAGTGCGTGTGAGCCTCCACGCTGACCAGCCGGTCATCGTCATCTTTCAGGTCCATCAGCACGCGGTCAGGGCCACGGTCTTCGACCTTATCTGCATACCAGATAGCGCCGTTGAGCAAGCCTACCTCGTGGTCGTTGCGAAGGCACACCAGCCGCTCGCCTTTGTTGGGCAGAAGGCCGGTGTAACCCTTGAGCTCTCGCAATCGCCGGTTGTAGTTGGTGCGGGTGGCATTGCGCCCGACGATGATCTGGTCAACGCCCAAGGCGATGTCCTTGTTGAGCTCGCTCTTGTCGATGACCCGGCTGGTGCCATACTGCCCAAGGGCAAGGGGCTTGCCCTGACGGACCGTGGTGGCCATGTTGATGATCGGGTTGTCGGCCGCTTGCCGGTGTATCTCCTCCAGCATGATGTTCGGTTGCGCATTGGTAAAGAAGCCCTCACCCTTGACCGGCGGAAGCTGAGCCGGGTCGCCGAGCACGAGGATCTTCGTGCCGAAGCTGAGCAGGTCTTCACCCATCCGGCTGTCAACCATACTGCACTCGTCGATGACCACCAGGGCAGCACGCCGCACGTCGCTATCCAGGTTGAGCTGGAAGGCGGGTTGCGCCAAGCTGTCGCGCTCGCGGGTGACCAGTCGCTGGATGTCCTTCACCCGCTTGTGGGCATTGATCTCATCCGGCGACATGCCGTCCATGTGTAGTTCTTCGCGGAGGAGCGCAAGCTGCTCTTCCAGTTGCTTGAGGGTCGTCTGCCCTTTCTCGCGTGACCGGTAGATCAGCGAGTGGATGGTGCGGGCCGGGCACCCTTTCTGCTGGAGCACGTGCGCCGCCTTGCCGGTGAAGGCACCAAACAACACGTCACCCTTGACGCCGGAAGCGAGCTCCTTGGCCATGGTCGTCTTGCCGGTGCCCGCATAACCGAACATGCGAAACACCTGCTCGTCGCCATTGTCGATCCAGTCCTTGACATTGGCCAAGGCTTGGTCTTGTTGCGGGGACCATTGCATCAGTGTGGCAATCCTGCCAGGAACTGGAACCAAAGGATCCAGCCGTGGATGATGCCGACCGGGAACGTGAATGCGCCCAAGAAGCCGAGGGCAACTTGCCCAAGGGTGGCACCCGCCGTTGAGGCCAGGACGGTGATGATCCAAATGACATGGGTGATCCAGCCTGCAATGCAGGCCAGGACGAAGAAGATGAGCGTCAGTGCGCCGCCCGTGCTTTCGGGCTGATAGGTAGGCATGGGATGCTCCCGTTAAGTTGAAGGCAGTCGGGTCCAGGATTGCTCCCGGACCCGCGTTGGCTTAGAACGGAACGGGCTCGCCGTTGCCACGAACCGGCTCGCCGGACGCCTTCTCCTGCGAGTAGTCGACCTTCGCCACGCCGCTCAGCACAAGCTGACGGAAGTCGCGGGCAGCCTCGATGACATGCGCCTCGGCAGCCGGGTTGATCTGGCTCCCACGCCAGCCGGTCGGGTTGAACGGAACGACCTTGAGCTTGTACCAAGTCCCCTGATCGTTCTTGTCCTTGACCGTCACCAGCTTGCAGCGGGTAGCGTAGGTCGGCACACCCTTGAGCGACAGGAGCTGAAGGTTCCAGTCCTTGATCGCCTTGATGTTGGTCGACTTGGCTGCCATGGTAGCGAAGCCGGTCGGCTCAGCACCATCGGCAGTCAGCGTCAGCCCGTGGATGTAGTGCGTCTCCACGAGATCGTTGTCGCCGACCTTCAGGGGCTTGTACCGGCCACCAGCGTCACGGATCGCGTCGAGCACTTCCGGCGAACCATCTTCATAGTCGCCAGCAATGCCGCCGCCCGCCGCACGCGGGATCCACTCGATGAATTTCTTGTCGTTGTGCACCCGGACAAACGGAACGCCCTTGGCAGCGTCCTTGTCCTTGTTGCCGGTGACCTCTGCATCCCAGAGCTCGCCGGTTGCCGTGTTGTAGATCATGCCCGGCTTGGCGCCTTCGACCGTGCCGTCCACGACGATCGGCGACATCGGCTGGAGAATGGCCAGGAACGGGATACTGATATCCACGCCCTTGATGTTCTCCTTGCCCTCGTCGGCTGCATCGCCGTAGTCATAGACGGCCATGGCTTGCGCCTTGGCGTCCATCTTCGCTACTTCCTTAGCCATAGTTCAGTCTCCTTGTTTTGTGAGTTTTCGCAGCACCCTCACAACGCTGTTCCCTGCATACACCCGAGCAGGACGGGGTTCCTACTTGACCGATGCCACCCGCTGCCTGAACACCTTGAACAGGTGCGTTGGAATGTCGGTGCCTTTGTCCTTGTTGATCAGTTCCTTGAACAGGGACGTGAGCGAGGTCCAGGCCACGCTCGTGTCAACCTTGCTGTTGGCATGGTTCATCTTGCGAACCTGCTCGTTCAGCTTCAAGGCTTCGGCCTCATGCCCCATGGCAAACTCGGCCGTCACCTTGGTTTTGATGATGGCATCGTGGCCATTCTGGCGGAGCCAGTGCAGCCCGCCGTCCTGCGTCTCCTTGGGCAACGTGACGCGCAAGTCCTCCTTGACCACCACGGTCAAGCCGCCGCTCGTGGTGAACGACTCCATCTTGGCTTTTTCCATGAGCTCCGGTAGCACGGTCCATGCCAAGTATTGAAGGCGTTGCTTGGCAGCCGCAACCTCGCCCTCTTTTTCGGCGACCTCGTTCTCAGCCGCCTGCACTGCCTCGGCGATCGTGGCGATCTGCACCAGCAAGTCCTCGGCTGGTGCATCGTCGTCCTTGAATGCGCTGTAGTCGTAGTCCCCGCTCATAGGTTCGGCCTCACAGGTTTCTTAATGCCGTCGATGACGTGCGCCCGGTACGTGTAGAACAGGATCTTGTTCTCCAAGGACTTCTTGCCGATCAGCTCGGCTTCCTTCACAGCATCCTTGTCGTTCCAGTCCAGCTTCTCCAGCATGTCATAAAATTCACTCGGGGGCATTTTGGAAGATCTCCTTGCGGATGAGTTTGTACTTGCCATTTGACCATTGCAAGCAATTTACTGTTCCCACCATGTCGGCGCAAATGGCCAGCGCTGATGACATGATGATAGGGTTGCCAACACAGATGAAGAAGTCATCCGGCTGGAAGTCTCGCAGTCCGTGAATTATATCCGGGATGACGGTCGGGTCCCACGGCTTGGCGTTGCTGCCCA